GTCATCTACAGAAAAAACAAACAATTCCATGGATAAAGTTAAAAAAGCATTTAGACAAGCACATAGATTCAGGCCCGGAAGATCTTCTAAAATATGGGGAAAAGCTACTAAATCAAAAACTGTTAAAAGAAAAAGCCATAAAAAACATAATCCAAAAAGATTAAATCATAAGAAACAAAAAACTGGAACAAAAATTAAAAGTATTATTGAATGTTTAAATCATAAAGATTGGTTTGAACAACGTAGAATTAAAGAGATGCAAAAAAAAGATAAATTTAAATCAATGAATATTATAAAAATTAATAATTACAGTAAACATATTATCAAGAAAAAATCCCATTATTTATCAAAATTGAATGTTTTTAAAAGAATAAAATGTGAGAGGAATAATAAAAAAATGAAAGAATATAAATATATAAATTTCAAACAAATTCAAACTATTCATACCCCTAAACAATTAGAAACTAATTTCTTTATCAAGGAAATATCTAAAAAAACACCTGTGAAAAAAATAAGTTCAGAGAATTTCATGATTGAAAAAGAATCAATAAAATTAGATGATTTCCCACCTTTGATTTCTAAAGAAATTACTTTTTCTAAAGAAACAAGAGTTGTCAAATCTCCCAACTTTTCTTGGAATAGTGCATACGATCAAGCACTTAATTCAATGTTTTACAACTGCAGTTGTTCAAAGAAACAAAAATACCACAATTGCCGAATGTACACATATGAATATGCTAAAAACTTTGTTAGGCCTAGAAGCAGAAATTACGATAGATCTGTTTCAATGGGCAAATCAGATCCCGGACCTGTTTGCACAAGCTGTGTAAGCTGTTTTGAATCAATTTCTTGTGCCAACTCAAAACACAGACATACAAATTTACCTTTAGGATTTGGTCAATGTTATCAATGCATGGTTTATCTTTTTACTGAATTGAAAAATCATACTTACAAAAGTGTATTTGATAACAAAACACAAGAGTTATCAAGACAACCTAAATGGGTGAAGGTTTATTCAGGATCACTAACTCATTTTGAAAATGTTTTGAAGCCTAAATACATACAAAATGGTCCAATTTATAATGCAGCCTTTCCTCCTAAAATGTACACTAAATATTCTATAATGAGTTATATTTATTACACCAATCAAACATTTTTTGTTGATTTTTCTATAGATCAAGGTGTTTTGACCAGTTATCGTAATGAACCTCTATTATTTAAAGAAATAAAAAGATTAAACCCTAGAATTAAGCTTAGAAATATTGCATATAATTTCATTAATACAAAAGATAAAATAATGCAAAACTTGTTAATTGGTAAGAGAAATATATTAGAGCAAGTACCTGCTGAAATATATTTATGTATTATGGAATATTTAGATGAAAAAAGCTTGCAAAATGTCAACAAAGCCTTTAACACTTTAGATGCTTTGATTAATGGTTACCACAACATCAGAAAAATGGAAAGAGTAAATAATAAGATTAAACACTACCAAAAGCTTACGGCAGATCAACATCCATTGCTTGACTTTGAATTAAGAGATTATCATAATAAAATTGCTAATCTAAAGTGTGCTGATGAATCTTTATATATTTATGATCACACCTCAACAATTCAAATTGATAATTTAATATTTTCATTAGACCTAGCAGATGATTTAAAAATTAAAAAATTTATTGATTTTGCTAAATTTTACCGAAATGTATTGATAGATAATACAACTATGGCTTGGGATGATGAAAGTGGTATCTATGTTATTTTTTATACTTTTAAAAATGTGATTTGTAAGATAAAAACCAACTCATCATTTATAAAAATGCATAGTAAAATGAATAAAAACATGAGTGACATTAGAAATTTCATTAATCATGTATCCATGGGCAAACCTATGATTTATCATAAATATGATATTGATTTCTCTTATCTTGTTATATTGAACTACTTGTTAAACATCTTTAGAAATCAAGAGAATATAGGGGTGACATCCAAGAGATTGCAGAATAATATTTTAAATAATAACATATCTGTGGCATTTCAAACATGTCTTGCAAAAGAAAACATTTCCTTATTGATATACAATTGGTCTGGTGTGATATATGATCAGTCTTTTCCCAATCAACAATATGCATGTGTCTATATTGATGAAAATGAAAAACCTTTTGTACACATGATTGATAATAATACATACTCAATTGTAAGATTTTCTGATCATCATCATGCTGTTAAAAGTGAAGACCTCAGTATTGAATGGGATGATGTAGAAGAGCCTAAAATAGAATTTCATGTTAGTGGTGAATCTAACCTTTGCGCATGTAGAGCTGTTTCAGTGTCTCTAAATCTTTTGGGTTTGTACACAAATTCTAAGGTTCTCTTAGATGAATTTTGTAAATTGTCTGATCAAACTGAATTTTTTTCTCAAGATATTATTTGGGGTTATCTTGATGTTAGGGGCATAGCATTAGATATTGAATCTTACTTAGGCAAAATGAGCACAATGAAAGGAAATGAAATAAGGGTATGCTTAATAAATCATGGTGTGCATTGGAATCCTATGATTGAATCTTGGCAAAAAGATCTTGCACAAGTTATTGCACACAATGATACAAAAATCACTAAAGCTTATTGTGATCTACCTCAATCTATGTATGATTCATTAGATCAAATTTCAGTTACCGATATACATTTTAACGATCTTATTGAAGAGTTATATAAGTTTAATGAAAATGAGAAGTTGAAAATTAAAGAGAAAACAAAAAAAGAAGATATAAAAGATTTAATGCCTACAATAGATTTTGAAGATTTTTCCAAATTTGCTGATTTACAATCTATTTCATCAAATAAATCAGAAAATGATGAAATCTTGTTTGAAGAAGAAGATATGAAAGATACACTTGAGGATACAATCTTAGAACAAGATGACCTTTCAAGTAAATCTGAATCTGAATCTTGCAAAGATGCAAAAGACAGTGAAACCAAAATTAGTGACAAAGAAACAGACCAAGATGAAATTAATACAAATGATAATGAAGAAGATGGAGACAATGAAGATGGTAGCATGCAAGATGATGAATCCAGTGAACTAGACATTGAATCTTTAGAGGATGAAGAAGAAAGTGAAGAATCAGATGAAGAAGAAGATGAAGAATCTGTCAATGAAGATGAAATCTTGAATCTTGACACAAAAGAATTAGACAAAGATGAACACATTTGTTTGACAGGCATTAATTCAGATAATGAAATCATTTGGGATGTGGAGAGCAATTTATACAATCAAATGATAGACCATGATTATCACAATTCAAGGTTTGTTTGTTACACAACAGTTTATAATGAAATGTCAACATCTGTCTGTGCCAATATAGATAACTTTTATGCAAACAATCTTGATCCATATGTTATGAATCATGTGCTGAAAACGATGTCATGTTGTTACAAGATGAGGCATGATCTTCTTATGAGTGTATTCTTAACTTCTTTAGGCATCAAACATAAATTTGGTACAGATATGAAAATACCTTTCATACAAAGTAATAAAACACCAGATTATTGTTTAAGCAATGAGAATGTGGTTATCATAATTGAATGTTCAGTGAGTAAATCTTTGGAAAAAAGTTATAAACAAAAAGGCATGGATGAGAGACAAAGTGTCTATTTGAATGAAATTTTAGAATTGAAAAAAATGAATAAAGAAACTTTGTGGATTCCAATAATATTTTCTACAAGTGATTACACACACAATCTTGAAGACATGTTTGATTCAATAACTAATAATAAACATTTCCTTGATTTTCATCTTAAACCCAACAAAGCTTTACTTATGGTCATGATAAAAGATTACTGTGATAATTTAAATGATTTAACAGAAATAGATAAAAATGCACATCTTATATTTCAATCTGAAAGTGATATTATGTCAAACCAAATGTTAAATGAACTTAATGATTTTGAAAATAAAATAATAGATTATGAAAAGAAATATGGAATAGAATATGAACCAAATGTGATAACAGAAAATATCCAATTAAAAATAAACAGGAAATTTAATGATCTTTTTGAATTGCAAAAATCACACCTTTTAAGTCAATTGATAACCATGTCTTACACAAGAAGATTAGTGATTAAAATGACTAGGAATGGTATGTTATTAGAAGACAATAAAGAAGGATTAAGAAATAAGTACATGCAAAATGACATAATGAATGAAAATTACAGAAGATTATTCAAGTATTGTTACTATTTTGATAGATTAGCCAGTAATTGTGCCCCTTTTATAGTTAAAACTTACAAAAATAATTATTTTGTAACAATTGACAAGAATACACATGATGAAAGAGTGTTTGGTGATCAAAATCCATTGACTAAGGATTATTGCAAGTATATAAACCTTCCAAAAAAATTGAATATTGAAACCAAAGTTATGCAAAAAAAATTTATTGAACAATTTTATTCACATTCAAAAAATAATCAAAATTTATTGTTTAATAGTGATTTAGCCAAGAGTACTGATGTAATCAAATTGTATGAAGAATGCAATAAGTTTGATTATAAACATAACCCAAAAATATGTTTTACAATGCCTATTATTGATGTCAATGCATTAAAACAAAAGAATACAAACACCCATTTCTTAAATCAAATTAATGAATTTAATGACAAAGAATTGCTAACATTAATAAAAGATTCATATAATAGAGGTAACTTTGCAAACATAAGAGAACCTATAATTGATGTTAAAGATGCATTGCGCAACTGGAATGTCAAATTCAACATATTCAAAAGTGATAATTCTGGTTTAATGCATGATTACAATAAATCCAAAAGCTTAAGAAACAATTATAAAAAAGCAGCTAGAGGTACAGAAGATCATACTTTGAATAAAAATTTAGTATCATTGCTTAAAGAGCAGATAGAGTTGAACAAAAAAGCTGGTTCTTACAAAAATGCAGGAAAGAATGAGCAAATTGTTGTTGTAAATAAAACTATATACAAAGAAATGTTTGCAAAAAGCATGAAACATTATAGAAATAAAAACAGATCTAATGATGAAAAAACAATAAGGTTTTATGATGAAAAGGACACTGAAGATAAAATAAACACTATGGTTAATTGGTTATATGACAACAGCAACATAGGAGACAATCATCATGATATCATCTTTGAAACAGGCATGGATACACCAGAGATGAAACAGTTAAAAGAATTGATGATGTCCGAATTTAAGTTTAAAGCTAAAATTTTACAAACAAAAAACATATATCATTTGGCAAGCTTTATAAATACATTTATGAAATCACTTTTGTACTTATCACAAAATAAGATGAGAGAGAATTCATTCTTTTTAGAAGATTTGCGTTATAGCAATTTTATTTTAATTGTTAAAGGTGGTGCCAAAATATATTCATCATCAATGTCTAGACTATTCAAATATATAGCACCTGTGCCTCATTTCTTCAATAATGGTGATTACCACAATGAAACCTTTTCATTTTTTAATGATGATGGCATAAACTATATTGAAACACCTTGGATGCAGCTAAATGAAAAAGTATTGACAGAAAAAATATCATTTTTCGAAAAAGTTATATCAACCTGTCTGATTAGCTCAATTAGATGTAAAGATAAAAATTTTGAGAATAGTAAATGGCCCATACTTTTGTCATTAAATAATAGAAGGTCCACTGAATCCGCTATGGGTGATTTGAGGTACATAATGGTCAATGCATTAGGAGTTAAAACAAATATGTTAGAAATGATCAAATCATTCAAATTTGTACCACAAGATATGCTGCAAAGACATATAGTTAATTCATTATTTAAAAAGCTGGAAAATTATTTCTCAAATGTAGGAAAATCAATCATTGATGGTTATCAAACACCACTTACACATTTATTCTTGGATCAAAATATAAAAAATGATGATGAATTCTCAACCCTGCTATATGGAACTTACGTCATGACTAAAGCACCTTATAATCAAGGGTTAGAACAGCATAAAAATTTACAAAGCATAATGAAAATACATCAAAGTTGGCTGGATGTTTTTAATGGATGTGAAAAAAATGCATATAAAATCTTGGACAAATTTGCACAAGAAGATTTCCATAACATATGGAATAATGAGCATTATTTTAATCCATTATCATCTTATGAATTGGGTCAATTTATGGCTAATTACTTTAGTGGATTAGGTGTAGTAGGTGATATACATTCTAAATGGGAAAACTTGTTAAATAAAGAGTGGTTTTCACCTAATGAATCTGGGCTAAGAGGAAACTTAAACAAACAGGGTATTGAAGATTTTTATGGAAGGAAAAGTATGGAGATATATATGAAAGAACTTTTTGATGAATTCAAAAAAATAAAAAACCCTGAAGAGATACTTGATGAAATTGACAACACTGTGTGCACAACATTGACTAAAAACAAAATGTTGAGAAGTTACAATGTCACATATGCTAAAAAAATAAAAAGTCTAGAACAAGTGGAATTAATTTTTCATGTGGTTGAAAAAGAGCAATGGAAAGGTTCAAGAGAGATATATGTCATGACTCTTGATACTAAAACACTTCAACAGCCTATAGAAAATTTTATGGGTTTTCTGTGTAAACTTACTGAAAACGAACTTATTAGTGTCCCTTCTAATAAGAGATTGCATGTTGTTCATAGCAGAATATATGAATCAGATGCTAAAGATAAAACAACTTACTTTTTAACATTAGATTGTAAGAAATGGGGTCCCAAAGCAATGTTTTTGAAATATTACTACTTTATCAAAGGTGCGGAACACATATTTCCAAGAAATTTTACAGAGTATTTTTATGCATTTTGTTCTTTATATCTGACAAAAAGAGCAGTAATTTCACCTAGAACATGGGACATATTTAAAAAGAATATGACCAATAAACAATTGATTGATCATTTTACTGTTAAAACATACAAATTGAATGACAGACAAATTGAGGTTGCAAGTTTTGAAATGCCTTATAGTTTTGTTATGGGTATTTTCAATTATCTTTCTTCACTCATGCATGCTTTCAATCAATTGAAAAGTTGTGCAGACATAACTGCTTTTATTGAAAATAAATATAAGGTGCAGATATCTTTTCATATGGATGCACATTCTGATGATTCTGCAGGCAAATTGGTTATAAAAAATCAAAATAAAAAAATGTGTAAAGATATCCTTGAAGATGTTTTGTTAATGTATGAATGTGATTTAAAATTAAATAATCACATGTTATCAGTCAAAAAATGTAATGTCAGTGATAGATATTCAGAATTATTGTCAATACTTTACATAAACAATAGACTCACACCTTTAATGCCTAAATTTTATGGAAGCATAAATTTAAAACCAACTATGGAAGGTTATACACCTGATATGTCACAAGGTATAAGTAAATGCATAGAATACATTTGTAATGGTGGTACTTTTTCAGAAGCATATTTAATTTTGAGATTAAATTCACTAATGGTGTCAAGTTTTTACAATATTAAAGAGAGATCAGATTCACCATTAAATGCATTTGGAGGTTTATATGCTCATCCCTTATTATACTTATTGATAGGTTCACAAGCTGATAATCTACGTCTTTATAAAAGTGATAGCATCATGTTTTTGAATTCTCAAAAGATAATGGCTGCTTTGACTGGTGATAATAAAGAAATATTTTTGAATAAAGGTTTTAAACCACACAACCCAGTAAGAATGAGGGAACGATTGAAAAACATATCCGAAAGGATAAAACAAATGTATGGTAAATGGTTAGACTTAGATATATTAAAGGATGGCACTGTGAAGGGAACATTGATGCAACCTGCAAATCTATTTTATAAACTACAAGATAAAAATTACGTTGCTTCTTTAACTTATCATGGAAATACTAGAAGAGTTACTAGGCTCTACTTGAATCAAAGCAATGAATTATATGAAACAAGGAGTGGATTATTCACACTCAAACAATTGTATAATATTTATGATTATGCATACATAAATGTTGCTAATAGCATTAATTATAAACATTATGACATTGATTTGCAAGGTTTGTTAGAAGATATTAAAAGAATAAATCCAAGAAATGAAATATATGATTTCATTCTAGGTGAAGCAGAAGCTGTTTATCAATATATATCAGGCAATGTGCTTGAAAATGTTACCTTTGTTGAAGATAATATCACAATTAAACCAGTTGAAATCAATTTACAATTAAACCCTATGTCTATACAAACTGAATACAATTTACTTGATATATATTACAGCAACAATATCAATGAGGCTTGGTTTACTTCCAATTCTTATGAATTGTGCAATGTGAAAAAGAATATTGATGAGAAACTAGCTCTTATGAATTTGAGCTATGATGATTTCTCTACATTTGACTTTTATTTAAGAAAATTGGAAAGATATGGAAGCAAAAATATGCACATTTATGGCACAACACATTCAAGTAATAGAAATATCTCAAATTTTGAAGAAGTGATGTCTTTGGTTGAGACGAACACTGTCCCTGGTAAAAGGTTAAAAAAATTATACAGAAATATAACTAGCAAGAAAATTGATTTAGGCACTATGGGTAGTATAGACAATGATCAAGTTAAAAATCTACAAATTTTAAAACTTGTATCCATGGCTGTTAAGAACAAGACTATAAATAAAGTTACTTACAAAGATAATAAATTGACAGAGATGAACTTCATACACCCTTATGTGAGAAACACATATAACTCTTTATTGAACCTGCAAGCAACACAGTGCTTTTATTATTGGAGAAAAGAACAAAAGAAACACGGGAAAAAATGGTTTGGACAAGGAGAATTAATAATAAGATTGTTGAATGATATTGCTTCTATAGAAGTCTTTGACAGTAAAATTTCAAATATCAAATTAAACCATGAAAATATTCATGATGATTTCATCAATTGGTTAACTTATATAATCAAATCCCTTAATTTAAGTTATAGTTACACTATACCAAACAATACTTTTGATTTGTGCATAGGTTACAACAAACCAAAATATGGCATTGATTATGAGAAAAACTTAAATATCGTGTGTTGCCCTGTGCATATAAATGCTTCTTTATTAACAGGTATAGGATACCCCAGTCAAGACCACAATCTTGTTTTAAATATAGGGACAAAGAAAGCATTTGGGTTAATTGAAAAAATTAATGTTAATGTTGACATAATCAAAAATGATCTGAAAATAGATGGTGAATTAACTTCTCTATACTCTATGCTTATTAATGAGAATCTATTTAAAGATGAAATTGATATATCATTCTTTATAAAGAATCTAAATAAAACTAAATTTTACAAATATTTTATATACAAAAAATTACCACAAGATGATGATGAAGATTATGCAAATTTTATTGAATTGTTGAGAGATGCATGCAAAGATGAGAAAATAACATATAATGACTTGAATATTGATCAATTAAATGACATACTAGATATGAATATTGACCCATTAGACATACCTGATGAGATTTATGAAAAAATAAGTGAATTAAAGCATGCTGAATTGATAGAAGGTCAACATAAATTATTGATAGACTCTATAGAAGATATCTTAGTTACTAAAGGTGAGATTGATTGGACTGCATTTTTAGAGAAATTTAAAATTGATAGTAAATCAAAATTACAAATGGTAAAAAACATGGTCAAAAATTCAATATTCTACGAACAGCCCACTGCTTTTGCCACAGTGTTTGGATTAGAAAGTGTCATACTTTCTGACGAAGTCAACCAATTCTTGATTAAAAATTTCAAATTATTAATGGATCTCACTAGGCCTAAGACTCGCAACAGATTGGAAAATTATGGTAATGACTTTTCTTCAGATTTCTTTTATTACTTATGTGTAACAGCACCTGATGGTGGTGAAAACTCATTAATACTAAGAGTGAGAGCAATGTTGTCTGCAATTTTTAATAGTGATTACCTCCATGAGCAATTCAAAGAATATGCTTCAACCACGAACTTTTTAAGAACTTTGGACCTAGACAGAAGTTATAAAGATAAATTTTTGGATTTATATTGTGTTTGCTTATCAAAAAATGAAGAGTATCAAGGGGAAGATATGTGCGATGTATTTAATTATGAAAAACGTCAAAGATCACTGACATCTGAAGGCAAATCCTTTGTGAAACCATACTGTAAAATGCCCAGTAATAGCAGCATGACATTTTTTGACAGATATTCAACTTTACATCAAAACAAAACCAATTATATACTCAAAAAGAAGAGATACTCAGGTGGTGGGTGCAGATTACCACAACTTGTGTTCAATCAGCCAAAAAAACTGAATATGAATATTGATGAAGATGATCTTGATGATATCAAAACTGAATTGTTAGATTATCAAGAGGTAAATAGAGAGGAATGTAAAGATGTTATCAAGGAAATAACAAATATAAACAATGAATGCTTAGTTAATGCAAGAGTTCAATACAAAAATAAAAACGGTTTAAGAACAGCTCTTGTACCCTTTTACAATTATTTAGGATTAATAAGCATAACCAAGATGATATCAAATCATAACTGTTTTATTTTAAATACATTCATTTTACCAAGAGATATAGTCAACATAAACCCAATGCACACAAAAGTGTATAAAACTCCATTTATAGGCAACCGAGGTGTAATAAATGAAATGTGTTATACAATTGTACACAATCTTGAACAAATAGATATGCCTACCTTGGAAAGATACTGGGTAAAAAAAGTTGAAAGCTACAAATGGTTCTATTACAATAAAGACAATGAGAAAGTAAATGAGCCACCTGATAACTTTTCATATGAAATAAACAAAATCACTGATATCTACATGTCAAGCATAAAGAAAATAGAACAAAGTACACAAGGAAAAGAAGTAAGTAAAGAAGTAAAATTAGATGAAAAAAGTATATTAAAGATAGTGAAGAAATCTGGTGATATTGATATAGAAGATAGGAGGAAAATCATTGAATATTATAAAATGGATGAAAGTTTTTTAAAGATGCATTATATTGATTTTAAAATTTTTATTAAGAAAAAATATCAAGAGGATTTGTCTTCTTTAATTAAGCAAGTGGCACAGGATGTACTAGAAGAAGACAAAGGTTTAAAACTAAATAAATTAGATGTTGATAATTTTGTTTTAGGGAAAAAGAATTATAATATAAAAAACAGGTTAAGAAGACCTTTATCTGATTATAATAGATATTGCCCCATAAGTGAAAAAACAACATTGTATCAAGAGTTGAAAAGCATGTATGGTGATTTGTTTTATGATCTTTGTAATGATAAATGCACAATTGCCAAAGAAAAGAAACAAACTTTACAAGACTTAACTTTCGGTTTACTAAAAAGATGTGAAGGTTTAAGTAATTCAAATGACAAATCTAATGCACAAAATTTAGTGTATCAATATAGTTGTTTGATTGAGAATTTAGAAGTAGATAATGAATTCTTACATGATATAGGTGATAAAATGGAAAAACATTATGAAAAAATAAGGGATGGGTTGATCAAAGTTCATGGTGATGAATTTCAACACAAAAGGATGAAAAGACCTAAAATTTCATACAATGAAGTTTTACCAGTAGATATAGACTACGTTGAAGGCATAATTTAATCAATTTCTTGGATTTCTTTACAATAATTTTGTGCACATTTTCAGTTTTTCTGTTATGAC